AGTAATCATAGGAGAAAATGTTGCAGGTCTTCTCGCAGGCGAAGCAAAATTAAAGCTAAATGAAATTGTAAATACATTTGAAAAAATTGGTTATGATGTATCATATAAGATTTTAGATGCATCACATTTTGGAGTACCACAGTCTAGAAGGCGAGTTATCTTTATAGCAGTCCGTGAGGATGTCACAGAGGCCATAGGATTGACATTTATGAACATTTCTAGTATCTTTCCACAAGAGAATAAAGAAGTAGTGACAGCAGGAGAGGCACTTCAAGATTTAGAGTTAGATTCAGAAGAAGTTAAATGGTGTACAGATACATGGTTAAGTTCCGCACATTACAAGGATACAGCATCTCTTATGCCAGATGACCCAGATAAAGTATTAGGTGGAAATGACTTTCATCCTAAAGGGTGGCATTTCAATGTTAAGAAAATGTCTAGACATCATCCAGCCCCAACAATTACAACAAATGCAGATGTTTGTCACTTTATTGAAAAAAGGCGGTTGACAATTCGCGAAATAAAGCGTATAATGGCTTTACCAGATGATTTTATAGTGACTGGTTCTATGTCACAGAAAATAGAAAGATGTGGTAGAATGGTACCCTCATTGATGATGAAGGCCATTGCTGAATCTGTCTATGAAAATGTCATAAAACCATATAATGAATGGAGTAAAAATCATGTCTAAAAATTATGACTTTACCTTTGCTCAAAGAGAGGAAGGTTTTGATGACCATATCGAACATTCAATTCGTGGATACACAAATTTACTAGAAGATATAATTAGTCTATCTAGAAACTTTGTAGAAGATGAAACAAATGTAATTGATATCGGTTGTTCAACAGGTAAATTAACAGAGGCCTTTATAAAAGGCAATCAATCATTTTGTAAGTATGCTAATTATGTCGGTATAGAACTTGCTCCTAGTTTCTTTACAGAACTTGATGCAAGACATGAAAGATTAAAGACTGAATGTAATTGGGCAAATGTTAATTTTGAAAAAAAAGATGTTCGTAATTATACATTTGAAAATTGTAGTTTAGTAACATCAATATTTACATTACAATTTATGCCTAGAAAAGATAGATTTAATGTATTACAAAATATATACAATGGACTAAATCATGGTGGTGCTTTTATCTTTGCAGAAAAAACAGTTTGTGAAGATTCAAGATTACAAGAAATGATAACTTTTAATTTTTATGATTATAAAAGAAAACATTTTGAGGCATCAGATATTTTAGAAAAAGAAAAAACATTAAGGAACATGTTAAAACCTAACACTTGGAAAGAGTTAGAAGGTATGTTAGAATGTGCTGGATTTAAAACTGCACAACCATTCTGGCGTAATCATATGTTCGTTGGTGCAATTGCAATTAAATAGGGGAAACAAATGAATGACTTTTTAAAAGATGTTATTAAAGAAACAGGTAATGAATATGCTGGAATCGTTTCAGAAGGTGTTGAAGCTGGAGATGTAGATAGTTTTATTGATACAGGTTCTTATGTATTCAATGCTTTAGTTTCTGGTTCACTTTATGGTGGACTTCCACAAAACAAAATAACTGCTCTTGCTGGGGAAAGTGCAACAGGTAAAACTTTCTTTCTCATGGGTATGGTCAAAAACTTTTTAGACCAAAATCCAAATGCAGGTGTTGTATATTTTGAATCAGAAAGTGCAATTACAAAACAAATGGTAATTGATAGAGGTATAGATGCAAACAGAATGGTGATAATGCCTGTGACAACTGTACAAGAGTTTAGACATCAAGCACTTAAAGTATTAGATAGATACATGCAACAAGATGTAGATATACGAAGACCACTCTTTATATGTTTAGATTCACTTGGTATGTTATCTACTACAAAAGAAGTAGAAGATACTGAGGCAGGAAAAGAAACTAGAGATATGTCAAGAGCACAAATACTCAAAGCTGCATTTAGAGTTTTAACTTTGAAACTTGGAAAAGCAAAAGTGCCAATGGTTGTAACGAATCACACATATGATGTAATCGGTTCAATGTTCCCAACTAAAGAGATGGGTGGTGGTAGTGGATTAAAATATGCCGCTTCAAGTATCATTTATCTTTCAAAGAAAAAATTTAAAGATGGAACAGAAGTAGTTGGTAATATCGTTCATTGTAAAAATCATAAATCAAGATTGACTATGGAAAATAAAATGGTTGATGTTTTATTGACTTATGATAAAGGACTTGACAAACATTATGGATTACTTGACTTGGCAGTAGAACATGGTATATTTAAACAAGTGTCTACTCGTATTGAATTACCAGATGGTAGTAAACAATATGCCAAAACAATTAACAATGACCCAGAAAAATATTTTACAGAAGATGTAATGAAACAATTAGAAGAAGTTGCATTGAAAGAATTTAAATATGGCAACGATAGTTAAGAATTGTTGTACACCACTATTTCTAGATTTTTTAAAACATCAAGTTTGTAAATCTAGAAAGTGGAACTTTAATTATCCTATGGGTAAACCATTTGAGGATAAACATGCAAAGATTGANATCATACAAGGTGACACAGTGCATGATGATTTTTTGGGCGGCGTGTCTATGAGTTTATTAATGTTAATTCATGAGAAAGCAAAACAACAAAATATTGATGTTCCCCTAAACTTATTGTTTTGTGGTGTATCTATGAAAGATAAACATAGAGAAGATAACATACACACAGACCATGAAAAAGATGAACTCAAAGACACGCCAATCATTAAAGTATTAGGAATACTAAATTCAGATTGGAATCATGAAACCGATGGTGGTGGATTCGAACATGGGAATGATACTCACGAATTAGAAGCTGGTGANTTTATTGTGTTCGACCCAAGAATAAAACANAGAGCAGAAGATATTAAATCAGATAAAAAAAGAATAGCTATAGATTGGACTTTACAAAATGGATAGATTAATAAAAGTTTACGATAATGTAATTGACAAAGAATACTGTAATCATCTTATCGACAAATTTGAAAACAATGAAGCACTACATCAAAAGTTTGATGATAGGGGAATGATTTTTACACAAATCAATATTCAAAAAGTTGGTTGGTTTGATGATAGTAACATTCTAAAAAAGATATTTACAGCGAATATAGAAAAGTATAAAAATGATTGTGAGGTAAGTGAACAACAAATGCCCTTGACATGTGTGTTAGAACCTGTTAGAATGAAACGATATTTACCAAACAACTATGATGAATTTAGACCACATGTTGATGTAAATCAAAAAGCAAATTGCACGAGATTTTTAGTTATGTTTTTATATCTGGCAGATAATAAAAAAGGAAAAACAATATTTCCAAATTTAGACATAGAAATAGAATGTAAACAGGGGAGTTTATTAATGTTTCCACCAATGTGGCCTTGGTTACACGCTGGACAAAAACCAGCAAGAACATCAAAATATATTGTGCAGAGTTATTTACATTATGTCTAATATTAAAGATAGTTATGTTTTCGTAGAGAGTAAATCGCAAGACCAAACTTGTATTGGTATCAAGGGTGGAAAGTTTGCTGGTGTAATTTATAAGTATGGAAAAGTTTCACTTGGTGAGGAAACAGAGGATGGTCATATGCCATTTAAGTTTGAGTTTGATATCGTAGATAATAACTCAGTGCCAAGAGAAGAATTTGGGAATGATTGGATAGATTTGATAGGTGATATATTAGTAGATATTATGGAGGAACAATATGGAGAATCAGACAATAGAGAGAACTACTCTTAGTAATCTCATACACAACGAAGAATATTCTAGAAAGGTTTTACCTTTTATAAAAGCAGAATACTTTGATGTAAGAGAAGAAAGAATAATTTTTGATGAGATACAAAAGTTTGTAGACAAGTATAATAAAATACCTAACCAAACATCATTAGAGATTGAGGTTGGCACAAGAAAAGATTTAAACGATACTGAACACAAAAAAATAGTTGAGATAATTAAAACTCTTAAAAAAGATGATATAGATTTTGACTGGTTAGTAGACACAACAGAAAAGTTTGTAAAAGATAAAGCAATCTATAATGCAATCGTAGAGGGTGTTGGTATCATAGATGGTAAAACTAAAAACAAAACGCCAGATTCTATTCCAAGTATTTTAACAGAGGCGCTTGCAGTCTCATTTGATAATTCTGTTGGTCATGATTATCTTGAAGACCATGAGGCAAGATTTGATTTCTATCATCACAAAGAAGAAAGAATACCATTTGATTTAGAATTCTTTAACAAGATTACAAAAGGTGGACTTCCACCTAAAACTTTAAANATCGCACTTGCTGGAACTGGTGTTGGTAAATCTTTATTCATGTGTCATCAAGCTGCNAANTGTTTATCACAAGGAAANAATGTTTTGTATATTACTTTAGAAATGGCAGAAGAAAGAATCGCAGAAAGAATAGACGCTAACATGATGAATATTAGTATTCCAGATTTACATGATTTACCTAAAAAAATGTTCGATGATAAAATTACAAAGTTGCAAAAGAAAGCAAAAGGTAAATTAATTATAAAAGAATATCCAACTGCCTCGGCACACAGTGGTCACTTTAGAGGATTACTGAAAGAACTTGCAATCAANAAATCTTTCAAACCAGATATTATTTTTATTGATTATCTAAACATTTGTGCTTCAAGTAGATTTAGGGCAGGTAGTTCTATGAACTCTTATACAATTATTAAATCTATTGCAGAAGAACTTAGAGGACTTGCAGTAGAGACAAATGTTCCAATCATGTCGGCAACTCAAACAACAAGAAGTGGATTCTCTAATACAGATGTTGGACTAGAAGATACCTCAGAAAGTTTTGGATTACCAGCGACTGCCGATTTAATGTTCGCATTGATATCCACAGAGGAACTAGAAGAACTCAATCAGATTTGTGTCAAACAATTAAAGAACAGATACAATGACCCTACAATGAACAAGAGATTCATCATCGGAATAGATAGAAACAAAATGAAACTATTCGATGTAGAAATCAAAGCACAAGATGAATTGGTCGACCATGGCCAAAGTGAAGTACCAATCGCTGATAAAGGACAGGGATTTGGTAGAGGAGAGAGCCCTAAAACAGAGGCAGAAGATAAATACGACAAATTCTCTAAATTAAAAGTTTAATAAATAGAAACATATAAACTATATTTAAATGGAGAAATTGATGTCAAGCATTTTTAGACGCTCAATGGAGCAGTTGAGACAAAGACCCACTTGTATAGAATCAACAAATTATGTAGATACAGTACAATACCTTTTGGAAGAAATACAATTTCCAAAAGATATCTTTAAAGGTTTTAAATTCACACAAACAGCAGGGAAAACTGATAGAGCAGCTGTAAAGATTCGTGTAAGTTCAGATGATAGAGATTCAGATAGAGATGAGATATTAAGAAGATTAAAAAATGCTGGTATCATGGCGAATCTTAAATCTACAAATTCATCTGTTGACCCAATCGCTGGCGAAATTGATGGAATTAAGTTTGTAATTAATGTAAAGCCTAAATCAGGTGGTCTGGGTGAAAGCACTCTTAATGCTAGTATTACAGAACTTTTTCCTTGTATTGCATTTGAAAAAAAATTACATCCAAAAAATCCCATTGACTTTATGGAAAAAATCATGGCAGTTGATTTAAGCACTCTTAAATGTATTCTAAGTGCAAAAGATTTGAAAGCTGCACAAGAAACAGTCAATAGAGCAGAAAGTTCTTCTAAGTTTAAAGAGAAAATGGAAAATGCATTAGGAATTTTAAATTTCATTAACGACCAACATAGTGATAAACCTATAAAACAAGTCTATTGGGGTTATCGTACTAAACCGACTGGTGTGCCAAAAGGACATCCTGGCGATATGTTTATTGAATATACAGATAAAAAAATGTTGGGTGTTAGTTTAAAAGCTGGCGGTAAAAAAACAAAAGAACCACAACTCAACACATATCATAAAGCAATATTTGTTAATCAAAGAGGTGGCCCAGATTTTAATGATAAAAGAGGATTAAAAGCTTTAACAAANATGGTATACTCACAAGTTTATTCTAAGATAAAAGGTATTCCGCCACTTGCTAGTTTTGATAGTAGAGATAAAAATAAAACTGCTAAACTAATTGATAAAATGCCAAGAAAAAAATCAGACGCCATGTATGATGAATATCTTGAAGTAGTTAGANAGGGTTTAATAAAAAGATTTAATAAAAATAAAGCTCAAAGTATGGAATATATAAAAAATGCTATATTAAGAGAAGCACCAGATGTACCAACAATGGTTATAAAAGCAGTTGGTGAGGATTACGAAGAAGTAACTGACAGAGATGAGTTAGGAGTGTTTTTACCACAAGTACAATTTATAAAAGCAAAACCAAGTAAAACTTCAAAACAAAATTTTCTTTTAGAATTAAAATCTAGAAATGAAAAAGTTACACTCATGATGACAGTTCGTTCAAGCTCTGGTGGAAAATTAAAACAATTTAGTTTAAAAGTTACATATAATGGAATAGTAAAATGAATATTATAACAGAGCAAATGTTATATGAAGACAAGGGTGGAAAGAATCTTCACCTTGAACATATAGAAGATGAGATACTTAACTATGGTGTTGATGGTGGTAGNGCTTCCATAAACTTCATACAGTCTCTTAGAGACATGTTTGCAGGTGCAACTCGTTCATCTATAAACATGACTGTTAAGTGGGATGGCGCTCCTGCTATATTTGCTGGTGTAGACCCAGAGGATAATAAATTTTTTGTAGGAAAAAAATCTGTGTTTAATGTAGAACCACAATTATATAAAACAAATGCCGATATAGACAAATATACATCTGGTGATTTGAACGCAAAATTTAAAGTTGCGTTAGAGGAGTTTCCAAAATTAGGCATAAAAGGAGTGATACAAGGTGACTTGATGTTTACAAATGATGTTGATACACAAACAATAGATGGTATAGATTATTATACATTTCAACCTAATACTATCGTTTACGCTGCTGCTCAAGATTCAGATTTAGGAAAACAAATAAAATCAGCAAAAATTGGTGTTGTATGGCACACGACATATAAGGGAGAAGATTTACAAGGTATGAAAGCTTCATTTGGTGTAGACATATCAAAACTAAAAAGTGTTAAATCAATTTGGATGGATGACGCTACATATAAAGATGTCTCTGGTAATGCAACATTTACACAATCAGAAACAGATAAAATAACTAAAGAATTATCTAATGCTGGTTCGACATTTAGAAAAATAAATTCTGTGTTGTTAAAAAAGTTTTTAAATTTACAAGAAAGTTTAACTGGCACTTTATCTGGTCTTACATATAAAACATATAATAACACAATGGTAAGAGCAGGTAAACCTATAACAAATCCTAAAAGACATGCGATAGGATATATGACTTATTTTAAAAATAAAATGCAAGAACAAATAGACAAAATGAAAAGTGCTGCTGGAAAAAAGAAATACGAAACAATGCAAAAAGAATATGAAAGAGAGTTTAAAAAACATGTGAGTAATTTACAACAAATAGCATTTTTTCAAAACTATATTATAGCTGCTAAAATGTTAGTAATATACAAATTAAANTCAGTNAAANNTATAGGAACATTTATNAGAACTNNAAATGGATTTAAAGCAGTNAACCCAGANGGTTATGTTGCNATAGANAGAGTGTCTGGTGGGGCAGTTAAATTAGTAGACAGAATGGAGTTTAGTTTTAATAACTTTACAGCTGCAAAGGCATGGGATAAATAATATGAAAACATTTAAAGATTTATATAATAGTCTTTGGGCAAACATACATAAGAAAAGACAAAGAATCAAAAGAGGTTCTGGTGAAAGGATGAGAAAGAAAGGTGAGAAAGGTGCTCCAACAGCAGCACAAATGAAGAGGGCAAAAGAATCATGAAAAAATTAAACTTAAAAGAAGCACCTAGTACAATTGCATTTACTTTTGGTAGATTTAATCCGCCAACAACTGGTCATGAAAAATTATGTGACGCTGTAAGAAAAGCAAATCCTAGTGATTATAAAATCTATGCTTCACATTCACAAAACCCAGAGAAAGACCCACTACAATATGCAAAGAAAATTGCATATATGAAACAGTCATTTCCTAAACATAAAAAAAATATTGTTG